TTACGAGGTTGAGCGATGTTTGCATAGGAAAGTCTTACGATACCAGTTGTTAATTTAGCCATTGTTACGGTCTCCTTAATTCTTAAATGGGTTACAATTATGTTCGAACCCTATTACTGTGTTAAATAATTCATCTAATTCATCTTCGATATCAGACCTTTCGTCGTCTAGTTGAATCCACTCATCGTCTTCTTCCCAAGAATATTTTGAAAGGTCCAATTCGGTTTTATAATAGTCCTCTATCGCCTCACACTTAGCTTCTATTGCGCAGTAGCGAATGTGCAAGCTAGTAGCGTATGCGATAGTAATTTGGTAGAGCTCGTCGAGGTAATGCCCCCGTTCGTGGAGCTCTTTGGCAATTGCTTTTACTGTTACGACGCGCATGATTACACCTCGTCATCGAATTCATTTGCCATTGTTTCTACAGTGTTAATCGCTGGTCGTTTATCCGACTCAGGTACTAACGTAGTCTTGCCTTCAGGCTTGTCGATATACGCTTCTAGGTATTCAGCAACACCTTTTTTACCAAGAACCTTTTGTAGGTTAGTGATACCTTCGAGTTCACGAGGTTTAAAGATGTCTTCTTCTTTGTAGCCGTTATCGAGCAATGTCTTGGCCGCAGCATCCGGATCCGTGATAGTACGTCTCGATGTACCCTCTACCAATTTATACCCAGGCCATTGTTTCTCGCCTGCAAGTGCTTTTTCGTAAGCAAAGTCGTAAACGCCTTTGACCCATTTTGTGATTAAGTCCTTCATAGATAAGATGTCGGATACTTCCTGGTCAGTTAGCAATTGATTGAGCTTACCGCCGTCTTTATAGAACGCCGTAAGGCAAGTATCTGCTAATGCTCGGCAGGTGTGCCTTGCTTTGCAGAAATTACAATAGTCGCAGGGTGTGCATTCGCCTTGTCCGTTCCAAGCTCGTTGTGCAATCGGTTTGACATCGTCGCCCCAATCGAGAAGCTCTTCTACGGATAATTCGTCAGTAGAAACGCTATCGAGTCTAGGCTGAACGATTGTCATACGAACCGACTTGATATCATATAAGTACTCGTTAACGTCGTAAGCTCCTAATGCGTATAACCGCATTTGTGTATTCTCGACGGCACTAACAGGAACTCCTTTACCATACTTAAGGTCAATCACTTCCAGGATGCCATCAGCTACGATAACCATATCGCCGGTACCGAAGCCCTCCGGTACCCAACGAGAGAAGTCGAGCTTTGCTTCAATCATTACTTCTGCATCAGATGAACGGGCTCTCGCCTCGTTCACCTTTTCTTCGCAGATGTCAACATATCGATTAACCGCTTCTACCATTTCAGTGGAGTAGTCATCTAGCTTTGGCGCTTTCTTGCCTTCTAGCTTATGCCGTAAAATTACTTCCGCCAGGTCATGTGCTACAGTACCTTCTGCAGCATAGGGCGATTGTTCATCGGGGAACATCGCTTCTAATCTTGCTGAAGGAGTACATACGAGCCACCTGGCACTACTTGATGCACCAAGTAAGGCGTGTTTCTTAGCCACGACTAGCCACCCATTCCATGATCTGAATACGTTGTTCATCGGTAGCAGATGTTACTTTTTCAGCGCCGATACTATCTAGGAAGGCTTTGAATTCGCCTTTAGCTTTCGTTTTATCGTCGGCTTTCGCCATTACGTCTTTCACTGCTTCACGAGTTGCTTCGAGGCTAGGGATAGTTTGTTTTTCTTCCTTAACGGGTTCCTCTTTCGCTGGCTCCTCCTTGACTGGAGTTTCTACTTTAGTAGTAGCTTTTACTTTTTTCGCCTTAACTTCTTCCTTTGCACGTTCAATGGCATTGATTTTATCAATAGAAGACCCTACGATAGATTGATAAAGGTCCTTAACTTCTTGCTCTAATTCAGCTGCTTTGTCTACTACAATTTTTAACTCGATCATTGTTCTATTCCCTTTCGGTTTAACTATGTGATATACTTTAGATGTTAAATACTCTATTTGCCCTTTCGCATTGCCGTGCGTTGGGGCATTTTTTTTGTCATAATTACTCATCGGAAACCTCCGATTGTGTGCCCAAATCCTCGCATTCATCAGGAATGCAGTAGTCTTTATCCCGGCACGTTGCACAGTCTCGCAATCTAATCACCACCTTTCAAAGCGCTTATGTCGAGATTTTCCTCCACTTCTTTCTTTTGCCAAGAATAAAAGTCTAAGCCTTGTTCTTTCAGTGCATCTGCCGCCGCTCGTCCTGTTTGTGCATTCTCGATAATTCTATACGCGTCGCATTTAGCACTGGACAGCTCGGATAGCTGCTCTTCAAAAGGCTTAACAATTTCACAAATTGTTGACCACGATTTTAATGGGTCAGAATACATATACTTACTTCTAGAAATTGTTTCGCTGAGCAAACTCTTCAGAGTTGGAATTTTATTTAGAACACTATCACCAAACCCCGCTTGTACTATTTCTTCAGCTATAGAACGAGCTGAATTTAATGCGCCCTCAAGGCGCTTAAAGGATTCTGTAGCAGCGACTGCTTTATTTATTGCTGCGCTTTCCGCCTTATAAATTTCATCCCTCTTTTCACAATAAATGTCATAAATAAAATCCTTTACTCTTTGTTTACTGATATACTGCTTTGACATTTCATAACTCCTTTTAGTTGTAATATGGATTCTTGCAATACTTCCCGTGAGTTCTTACTTTAGCGGTATACGCAACGTCTTCACGTTCCTCGGCATCCATTTCAGCTTTATCTTTATAAAAGCCATAAATGGATATAACCAAGCCTATGAGTGCCTGTACTCCAAACTGTATATATCCTATCTGGTCGAGTTCCAGGGAACCCATAGATCCGGCGATAAGGAATGTACCAAATAACATGTAGCCCATTATTCATCGTCCTCCTCAATACATTCAGCTGTAATACCGTCTGTAGTCACGATAATACGGATTTCCGATTCGTCGTAATCACACATAAAATTTTGCAACACATACGCAGCATCCATAATATCGCTATCGATATTATTTAGAATGCGATCGGATTCGATTGCTTTTAAATGTGCAGCCATTGCTGTTTCGTTTACCGGAATAGCGTTCATAATTATGGTTCTCCTATAACATCATCATTGATAAAATAGATGCTACTGCTGCTGCAGCTAAGCTCAAATGCATTCCTACATCAATCCATGTCATAATTTACATCTCCTTTAAACCTTTAAAATAACCAGGATCGTGCCTAAATCCAGAATGATATAGCGTCGATACCTGACATTTTGATATGTCGGCACTTTTAACATACTTGATAGCCTTCCGGATGGCGTTGTCAATTAATCGCGTTTTTAAGTTAGAAAATCCCCAATTCGAGATACCCAACTCTTCAAGCTCCATCAGCGCCCATCGTTTTGTATTACATTTTCTGTCGAGGCTATATTGAAATCCACCTACGATTCCTTTAATTACGGATATTGTGTAATGATAGGATGTGTTACTCCAGTTCATGATTTATCCTCCTATTGAATACGTGCAGCTTTAAATTCTGCATCGATAATTTTTAAATCCCAACCCAGGGAGTGCATTAGGTAAGTCTTAAAGCCTTCTTTGTCGATGACAAAGGCTCTTGACTTCTTCCCAGGTGACTGCCATGCGTAGGCAAATGGGAATTTACCTACCGCGATGCCCTCTCGGACTGCGGTTAAGCTAATTCCGAGTACCGCAGCCATCTGCGAAACAGATATTACTTTTTTTAGCATTTAATACCTCCTTTTATGGCTCAATTCGATATTTCGAATTACTCGGTAAAAAAAAGAACTTCAAGAGGAATGTCGGAACCCATAAGAGTTTTAATTCGTACGCATTCATCATAAGTTAATGGATATTTGCCGTTTAACTTATCCAAAATGGTTGCGTATCGAATTTTTAGCTTATCTGCTAGTATTTTTCGACTCCAACCTAGTCTTGCGAGCTCGGCGTTTAGATTTGGATACATATATTCACCTCCCTTTACCATCTTTTGAAATACGATATTTCAGCAACTTCAATTCGAAATATCGTATTTTTATATCACCATCATAATACGATATTTCGAATTTGTCTAGTTTAAGCTTGTTAATAATTTATTAACGAGTATTTTAATTACGAAATATCGTATTTAAATATTGATATTTCGTAATTGATGTATTACTATATATATGAGAGGGCTTTATGAATAGAGGTGATTACTATGACGAGAGAACAATTTTTAAAAGAAAAAATATTAGAAATAGATACAATTAAAGGATTTGCCGCTAGAATTGACATGCCTTATACAACGTTATATTCTATTTTGAATAACGTAGGCGGTGCATCTATAGATAACGTGTTAAAAATTTGTAAAGGGCTAAATATTCCTGCAGTTATATTAGAAGAGTTTGATAGCCAAAATACTTTTAGTTATGATGAAGAATTAATATCTTTACAAAGGAATTACAAAGGTTTAGGTAAGGCTGAAAGACAACAGTTAAATGACTTTATTGATTTTTTAAAGTCTAAACATGATTCAAATATGCCAGAGGATGATGATCTTGACTAATAATCTTGTAAGTACGATAAAAGAGGCGCATAACACACGGAAATTAATGGGTGATAACATAAAGCTAACGCCTAGAATGGTAATTGAATATTTAATAAATCAAAAAAAGGTTTGTGTTAAAACCTATAAACAAGGTGCACAAGCTCTCGGAGTATCTCCTTTAATAATAGGGATGTATACACAGTCATCCGATGCAGCAACTTTATATTTGCCTAAAACAGATGATTTATACATCTTATATGATTCAGAAATAAAAACAAAAGAACGTAAACTGTGGAGTCTCTGTCATGAAGCTGGACACATAATTAGAGGTCATCATTTACAGAAAATGAGCGATCCAGATTTAGTCAAATCCCCTATTTTAGAGTTGGAAGCAAACACATTTGCTAGGGAGCTATTAGCACCTGCCACTTTAGTATATGGTTTTATTTCTAGGTATAAAACAGAGGGCCCTAATATTGAAGATTTTTACTTTGCTTACAGGTATGTTTTTGGGTTAAGCAAATCAGCTTCTGCATTATCTGCTAATATACTTTTACACGAAGGTTATCAGATTGAAAACGACTTATCTCTAATTCAACAGTATGGTGACAAACTAAATAAACTATTTCCATATATTAGTACACGAAGAGATTACCATTATTTGGTATCAGCTATGTGTAAAACAGAATACGACCACGTTAAGAGAGCTTATGATTTAAACAAGCCTTTTAGGGAAGGGCTATTTAGTCGTTCTGTGTTTTAAATTTAAGGAGAAATAGGTATGAACAAAAGAGTGTTAGTAACAGCTATTTTAGGGGTAATTATGGCTGTATTGGTAGGGTATGTAATAACTGATTATCACCAAAAGGCACCAGAACGAGCGGCATATGCTGCCTCCGAAGATGCTCGCAAAGCACAAGAAGAAAAAGATAAAGAGGCTGAATCGCTGAGAAAAGCTAATGCGAAACAAGAAATATATACTATTCTAACCAACACAAACTTTGAGTATGATCAGGTGGACAAAGAATATAAATTCTACAGTTCTAACCAAAGAGCGATACAGCCAAGTAACTCTGTTTCATGGGTTGCTTTCGTAGACTCCTCTGGACATTTAGTAGGACCTTTTATCAAATTTGTTACTTTCGCCCCATTAGATATATCTACAAATTGGATATTTTGGGATAAATTAACATTCTCTAGTTCCGCAGGCAAATTTGATTACACGATGCGTGGCGTCATTGCTGGGCAAAGCGGAGGAGGTAAAAATATTAGACTAGATGATTCTGGAACCTATGAGTATGCGTTACTAACAATCCCTGAAATAGATGAAGGTCTACGCATCTTAACGCAAGGTAATAATCCAATAATCAGATATCGAGGATCACAATATTATAAAGACTACGCACTATCCTCTGAAGACGTCGAACAGTTAAAAACTGCTCTAACCTTATATGAACTCGGAGACATTGTTGATAATAACTTAGATGTAAATAAGCTATCTAAATAAAATAATACCCCTATCGTGTGATAGGGGTATTTTAGGAGGTATGTAATTATGGCCATGAAACGTGCCAACGGTACAGGCACCGTATATAAGATGAAACATAAGGCTCTACGCAAGCCATATCGAGCCGTGGTAACCCTTGGATATAACTCTGAGGGTAAACCCTTGCGTAAATCTATAGGCACCTTTGCGACGCAAAAAGAGGCATATAGCGCATTATCTGCATACGATGCAAACGCCCAACAATACGAAATCAAGGATACTACCTTTGGCCAATGTTGGGAATGGATGATTGAAGATAAGATACGTAAAGGGGTTATCTTGGAAAAAGGCGGATATCTTTATAATAAAAAGAAGGTGGAGCACTTATTAAAAACTCCTATTAAAGATATAAGACTTGCCCATATGCAAGATGTTATTGACAGATATGCAGATAAGAGCCACACGACATTGGTACAGATAAAAACGGCTATGAAAGCAACTTTTGACGCTGCTATTAAAAATGATATAGTGGATAAAAACTATGCTGCACTCGTCACTCTACCACAAAAGGTAAAGTCTGAAATTCATAAGCCATTCACCCCCGTCGAGATATTTCGCCTATGGGAACTAGCAGATACCGATCGTGATGCTCGTGTGTTATTAGTGTACATATACACAGGTATGCGCCCAGGCGAAATACAAAGCATTAAATTAAAAGATGTCCACCTTAAGGAACGCTATATGATAGGTGGTAGTAAAACTGCAGCAGGCAAAAACCGTATCATTCCTTTAGCGGATGTCATTTTGCCTATTATAAAAGAGTGGTATAAAATAAGCAGTTTTCAACGGAATGAGTATCTGCTCCCTAAAGACACCCCTAAACATTTATTAATCGCCATCCGTACCTATCTAAATAAGCATTTTCCAGGACACCTCCCGCACGACGGACGGCATACTTGTGCTTCCTTATTAATTCACATCGGCATATCAGAAGCCACGACAAAAACGATACTAGGTCACCGGCATTCCGACGTAACGAATCAAGTATACATTCATAAAGACGTGTCTGAATTAGTGGCGGCAGTAAACAAACTACCCGATAAGGATAGCCTTTTATGTGAGGATTATGTGTCTTTAACTTTCGCTAAAAGTTGAGCAACGGTTGAGCAACGGTGCTGATTTTTAAAAATTTAAAACAATCTTCTAAAGCAAAGAGCCCCGTAAATACTTATATTTACAGGGCTCTTAATTTCATTTTATTTGTTTATATAACATATCCATAAAATTATATAAACCCTCTATTTTATTAACATATCCGCATACTCAACTTCTAAAAGTTGAGCAACAGTTGAGCAACCGTTTTAATTTTAAACGAATTATAACGAGCTTAATCCGCTATTGCTTCAATTTTATAAGATAGCATCAAATCGTCGATAAGGCCTCTTACACCTTCCTCGTTGTATTCCTTCGGATCGAGAATAACTTCAGCTATCCAGTCAGCAGTCCATACGTAATCCACGCCTTCAGGCCATTTGAAATCCGGAAATTCTTCAGCCATATCACATTCGTCCCATTGACCCTTGTCCCATTTGCCGATACATGGAGATTGATGCATTTCTCGTTCATATATCATTTCCCATGCTTCCTTATATGTTTCTGCGGTTCCCATGAACCAAGGTTTTAACGCATTTAAACTGTAAACTTTTAACATTTTAGGTTCCTCCCCATATAATCGTTCCATTCCCGGGCGTGATACTAACCAAGTGCCCTTGGCCTTCCTACACTCGCTAGATGTGAATCTAGGTGGCGTGTTCCGTTGACCAGAGCACGCCTGCTTTACTGTAACCGGACTAATTTTCCAACGCTCCGCTGCTTCAGCGGCAGTCATTACATCCTCAAATTTCATAAGTACCTCCTTATTTGCCCCATGTTGATTTAGTCATTCTACACCTCCAACTTAGTAGGGTTGAAACAAAACCCAAACACTCTATCGTGCGAGCCGATTCTTCCGTAATATCTACGGAGTACGTCGGAAGTGTTTTCTTCTTCCATACGTTGTCCATCCGCACAGTGGCATTCCCAACCATATGGGGTGATTTCGTCGAAGATACTTTCTACATATTCGTAGTGATCTTCTCGAATTTTTGCGCCAGCACAAGCAATAGCCTCATTAAATCTGTCGTTAATAAATCTTTTCATTTTAAATTCTCCTTATCTAATACTGGGAACCTCTTTATCCCCTTTCCTTGATTTCATTATACATCTAATTCGATGTAAACGCAAGTACTTTTTTTATAAAATTTCAAAAAAAAATAAGGCCTATCACAAATTCACATATTACTGTGTTGTGATAGGCCTTATGTGTGTAATTACAACCAATCCATGAGTCCGCCTGCTCATGCTCAGGAGATAATGGATCACCTCGATTTCATCGAATAGCGCCAGCTGCGCCAATGATAAAAGTCAATACACCACTAGCGGCCCAAGTATCACGTTGACGTCTTAGGCGTTGCTCTGTGCGTCTATTGTTCTTGATTTCGTTCTTCAATTCGTCTAATGAGCTCGAGGCTTGATTTAAGCTCTTCTCTTGCTCTGTTATTTTGCTCGAGGCTTTCGCTAATTCTTGCCCCTGTTTCTCGTTGATTGTCCTCAATTCTGTTAAGGCTTGCGTTCTCTCGCTGTTGATAGCCCTCAATTCGGTTAATTCGCTCGCCTGCGTCGTGGTTAAGTTGTTCGCTTGTTCCAATGATTTTGTTGAGTTCTCGATTGAGGCGTCGGCTGTCATCAAGTGCTCTTTGAGTCTGTTCCAATCGCTCAATGGCACGCTGATAGTTGGCTCTGGCTGTGAGATATCCACTTGCGAGGCTGCAAATGAGATAGATGATACACAAACAAATAGCACCAACAATAATGCGCTGCATAGTAACTTTAGATTTAAGCGTTTCGAGGTATGTTTTACATTTCTCATACATATCTAACCCCCTATTTAGTCCAAATCGCTCCAGCGAGCCTCATAGCCTCGCACATCAACATGAACGAAATTTTGATAATAATACTTGCCTATGCCGTCGGCGCCGCATTCCTCGGCAATTTGAGCGAGATAATCTACGTCTACCCCATCATATGTAATATCAGCAGCTACGCCTTGCGTATGGTAAGAATTTGGCACGCCACCGACTTCCGCATTATGCTCTGGGCAACGATAGCCACTCGTTACAGTCAAAGGCACGCCCAAGCGCTCACGAATAGCGTCTAACAGGTCTACAAGCCGCTTGTCGATGATGTGATCTAGCACATTATGCCCCTCCGCATTAACTTCGTGTCTATCGCAATGACAAGCAAATTCGTAATCGTCGAAATATTCACCAATTTTCATATATTGTACCCCCATATTAAAAGGCTGCACCCTTTACGAATGCAGCCAATACTTAATTATTTTTTTAAAATCATATCAATTTTTGAATGGACTATATCTAATAACCCTGTTACTGTGCTATTTCCGCCGTCTCGCATATTCTCGAGAATGCTCAAAAACTCAACAGAGCCGAGATACAGCCATACTAGATTAACAGCAAAAGCGTAGTTCCCAGCCATGAAATCAAAGCACCATGCTGCAGCAGTTGCTAGGCAATAAGTGAGCACCTTTGTAACAAAAGGCTTTCGCATATGCTTAGAGGATATTAACCCCTTACCCCAAGCGGCAGGAATAGCGATATACTTATCCGAGCCGCTAATATTCTCTGGACTAGCGCCTAAATCTAGCAACATTTGATAGCCGATAGCTGCCCATTTTGTCAGTAAATCTAGGAATACTAACAAAATGAATATCCCTAGCACTTGAACGTGTTTCAATCCAATCATATATATAGCTATTTCAGCAACAAATGCCAATATAGCTTTAAGTACAAAAGACTCTGTAAGAGTTCGCCATGCCTCGCTCATGAAATTCGTTAATTCTTGCATTTGTTCCCCTTACCACGTTTAAATTATGCCTGTACCCATGTTTTAGATGCTTTATCAAAATACTTGGTTTCATCTTGATTATAAATCTTACCTCTGCTCAAAAGCATTTTTGCTAATGCCTCAACGTCAGACGCCTCGTTTAATACTAATTTAACGAGCTCATACATATTAATGGTCTGGAACTCATTTTCTTGTTGCATTACAAAACTAGGAATATAAATTTCTGTTACATCTGCGCATTTATCAAATGCAGTTTTGTCAATTCTAACTGCTTTAGCCAATTTGATTGTCTTGGCGGAGTTACCAAATGCATGAGCCCCAACAGTCGTAACCTCTGGGAACTCGTAATTTTGAGTATCGTAATCATTTGCAAATTCATAATCACCGATTGTTGTTTTAACATCATTATAACCAGATACTCGATATGTTCCTACGATACTTCCTAACATATTAAAATATTCAATTTGGATATCTTCTGACATAAATGGCTTATCTAAATCCATCCTTGCTTGACCATCATCACCAATACTTACTCCTGCAGCTGCACCTTTACCTAGTAAAGCCACCTTAAAGTGAGGCGTACCATATACATTGATATATGTCTGACCTTTAACAGGACGGTCAAATTCAAGTTGTTTAAATGGCTTTTTAATCACATCGCCTAAACCACGAATGAGACCTTTTAATACTTCATTAGGAGTTGCATTTTCACAATAAACATTCAAGCCTAATAGCATTTCATAGGCGCCGTCTGTAGTAGCGTCTTTACCTGGTAAACCAGGACTACCATTAGTACCTTTCAAGGAGTTAAGGAAATCGTCTTTTGTTCCAGTATTTCCTTCTTCTATCCATAATTCATACGCACTTTTACCATTTTGACCTTCTAATTTGAATACCGGACTGCCCTGAATTTTCAAATTAATTACTTGTTCTTCTGCCATAATATAATTCCCCTTTCTAATGACGTGCAATATCTTGAATGATATTGACTTCGCCGAAACCTAATTTTAAACTACGATCATCGTTATAAAGGAAAGCATCGTATTGATGAACCCCTTTAGCATCCACATTATTAACAGTATCATTGCCGTTCATCCGGAACGTGATGCGATTACCTTCTATTACCCCATTAACGGCTAACACCTCTGCGGAATCAGGCTTTTGCCTGATTTTCATAATAGCGGTGTACCCATCATAGGAGCCTCCGTCCTCAATGACGTATGTCAATCCATAATCTTGACCTACGTGTAGGTCAAAATCGTATTCCTTCATATATACACCTCCTCGTTACCAGAACGACATAATTGTAATTCCAGCACGGCCCCAACCACCTTTACGTGCTGATAGTTTGCCGTAATAAAAATAACCCTTTTCGGTTACACCTAAAGCAAATAACGTTGTTGGATTCCCCTTATAATGAGAACTGTTACTTTGACTTATGCTGACACTAAATACAGGTGGACGTTCGCCTGATACACTTGAATACTGCATGACACCATATACGGGACGGCCTTGATTGAACGATATGAATCGTCCGCCATTCTTACTAGCTATATCCTCGTTCGCTCCACTAACATTATCTTGCACCAGATCGTTGCCAAACCCATTCATGCCCCAACCAGCTCTCATGTTTAGCGTGATTTTAAAACGCTCTTGCGCTATGCGCTGGATGGCGTCAACTTCATTTTGTCCCATATTTTGCCCGGAGAATTCATAATAATCGTTGTCCATAGCGCCGGAAATCCATCGCAAAAAAATCAGCGTCTTATCCCACGAATATCCTGCCGGTAATTCAATCTTATCGCCACTGTTGACATCTAAGCGTTTTACATATACGGGTTTTAGCTGTTGACCTTCGGCGTAGACACTATTGGCATCAATTCGGGACCCCGTAATATTTACCCCATAAATATTGCCTTGTGCATCTACCTTGAAGGTTCCTGATTCGTTTTGGATTTCAGTACCGATTAACTTACCGCCTCGAAGTGTGCCACCAATATATGCTGATAAGGCTGATAAGCTATCCACTTTTATTTTGGTAGCATCTACTGAATTTGCCTGTAACATCTTATTGGTGATGATGTTATTATCAAATAAAGTCTCAGCCGTAACATGGAATAGCTTGCCATCTAAACGGATGCCATTTGTACCAATATTGAGCCGATTGACTATTTCCTTACCATTGAGTGCACTTAGCCCCTCTTTTACTTTTAACTCAATGCCATTGTCAAGTTGCGTAAAACGGCTTTCTACATCCTCAGCAAGGTTTTGAACTTTAGTGCTATATTCATTTGATATTTTATTGAACTCCGAACTCAACTCGTTAACGCGTTTATCGAACTCGGCTAGCCCTAGTGCCTCTCTATCGAGCATTTCCTTAGGAATGGTGGCTTTAATGGTCACCATTTTCTCATCGAGTTTGCCTTCGCCAAATACATCGACGAATGCGCATCTGACTGTGTAAACACCTGGTTCATTGGAATACGTAAGCATAGTGCTTGTTGTTTCCAAATCATCAGTCCTGGTATCTCCTACAACATGGCATCTGATCGCATAGGCTTGAGCTGGTTTAGCTGAGAAATATAAGTTAATGCCATTAATTGTACTCTTGGCCACTACTTCAGGTTTGTCGAGCTGAGGTAAATTGTACTCATACCGAGCAGGTGTTGAATACTTGCCGAGTGTACTCTTAGCAAATAGGTATACCGTATCTGCACGCTTCGTTAATGTGAGCGTTGCGGTAGTACCTTTTACCCTTGCAAGTAAGGCGGTAGAGTCATTACCAGGATTATTGTCTGTTCGTAACTCGTAATAATCAACGTCCGCATTAAGTACTTCGTCCCATTTCGCCTTTGCCTCACGGTCGAATGAAATAGTGAAGTTCTTAGGCATATCTGGAATAGCATCCATAGGTTTGACTATCACATCAACCATTTGGGCTGTTTCTGCTCGGTTGCCAAATCGGTCAACAGATACAGCTTTAATTCGGTACGTCTCACCTGGTCCTAACGATTTAATAATTACCTGGCTCGTACTACTTCCTGCATACTGCCACTCTTGGCCAGATACAGGCTTTCCACTTTTGGCAATCAGCATATACCAAACTTCCGCTACATCGAAGTTAGCAGGATTACTAGGCGGGTCAAATAGCACTTGCAAATCATAGTACACACTCTTATCTGCAGTCTGATTGTATCGACTGAGTACGTGCAAATTTTGCACATCCTCCGGTGCTTGCATTTTGGGTATGTTAATCGATTTGGTAACACCTGTAGTAAGCTGTCCTAAATCATTAATAGCCTGTACACGCACCTCGTAATTAGCACCTAACAATATATCTGTAATCGTAGTGCCATTTGCTGAAGAAGGGAAATTCCCAACATATGTCCAGGTATCACTTTTCGTATTCCTGTAATTCACGACTACGTTTGTCACTTTGCCATCGCGCGGTAATTGCCACGATACGGCTATGCGAGAATACATAATACCATTTGCGCCGTATACGTCGCTCACTAGCCCGATATCTTGGATGTCAGAGGCGCTGTGATTAGCGTAATTGATAGTCGGAATGTGTCCGTCATCTGCAGCGTACAGTTCGGGGTAATACTCCATACATTGGATTTTGCGGGTCATTTCAGAATGACCTTCCGTAATGGCGAGAACTCTAAACGGCTTGGCCGCTTTTGAAATCTCACCGAACGCATATATGCAGTCCTTTTGTACCGGTATGGTTTCGCTAACGATAACATTCAATCCGGATACATTAACGACGTTATACGTCGATACCGCATCCGTCGTATTGCTACGCACTAATAACTGATACTGCTTACCTGGTTGTGTTATGACTTCCTTGTCAAGGGTGATCGTTTGGCCGTTAACAGCAACTACTCGGCCACCTTCGCCCCATTCAGGGACGTCGTGCTGAACTAGAATGATATCACCTACTGTACATGCAATCGCATCTGTGAAAGCCTCGAACGTTACCGTACGTACTTCGTACTTGTTGCATCTGAGATAGTGCTTACCGTGTCGATATGCCTGCTCCAGGCTAGTACACCCCATTAGCTCGATTTGAGCCGGATTAGTGAGTGAATTAGATTCGTCGTATGTATCACCGTACACAGGAATGACATCGCGCTCGTAGTCTTTATCTTTGTTAATAAAGGATAGCTCAATCGAATTAGCCCTGGCCTCTACACCCTGGAATTCCTCGGTAAAACTACCATATTTAATATTGGCCACTGTAAATAGCTGCACTGGCGAGGATTGATAATCACTCACGCAAGTGAATCGTGTTCCTGCAGGAATGACTTTACCTCGTCCTACTGCTTCAGGATATTTGAGTGCATCCCATAGTCGAGTTGCGGTATCAAAGATGTAATTAAATGTGAATTTATTGAGCGTGCATTTCTCGGCCCAAGCATTAAACGCATCGTAATCGATACGTCCATATGGTTGCCCAAATACTACGTATTCACTGCCAATCTTACGACAGATGTGCAAGAGGTCATAGGCTGCCCATGCCGGGTTATCAGCAGGCTTATCTTCATACTGGTTAGTGTATGGATTAAATACCCATACTTTGCTACGTTCCTGAATCCATGACACATCTGGATCAGAACCACTGAGTTGAGATGTGGCCAAAGCTTTAATGCCGATAAGTGCCTTACCCGGATGCACAAAATCGTCATATATGATTTGAGTGAGCTGCGTCCAATACACTTTGTTAACGTGGCGTAAGCTTGTTCCATCCTTACCAGAGCAACGCATTCGCACTTCGTACTTTGCCTTATCGAGGTTATCAAATCTGAACACACGGTAAAATGCGGAATTTGTTGCTTCCCTTATATACCCTGTGTAATTTGAGTTAGCAATCTTCTTATTATCTCTGTCAATAAAGAACCACCGCTTAGGCTCTTTTTTCACATGTGAAGAAAGCCCCTTATTATTAGATAAAGGCAAATACTGCCACTCCTGCGTACCTACCTTGCGAATTTCAGCATCTACGGTTACAGAGGTTTTATCCATACCTCCGCTGTCATTAGAATAGTACAACCCGTTAGGGAATCCGATTGTTAGCTCAATGGCATCGCAAGCGTCGCCCTGTACTTGCTGTACACTCCAATCGCTTTTGAGCTCATAATTTAAGCCCTGGTCAGCGAAGTTATCATTAAAGTTAGGAATTACAGTTTGATCATTTGTACCGAGTCTGATATCAACTTGTACATCTTTATAGTTAGAGATTGGGTTAGAATTAATACGAATATCCTCAATCTTCGATAACTCGCCTTCTCCTGCACAATACAGTAAGTTGAGGTACTGCTTCTCGCCGTCACTAATTACGTGCCGAGATAACAACATACCTGCCGACTTCATGCGGCCATAGGTTACAGCAAGAGGATACCCTTGGCCGGTTACGGTTTTAGTGCCTCCCCATCCGTAAGTGGTAGACTGCTCAGAATTCGAGCGGTCTACTTTAGGTGCTGTTAATTTAGATATAACAGCGTTACCAATCATGCCAATAGCCATTGATAGGACTGTTCGCCAGATTAGGCTTTGAATACCAAATATGGCACCCGAAGCAATACCACCTGTAAATACTGCCATACCAATTGAAAGTAATACTCCGAAGAATTTACCCTCAATTTTAGGCATAGCTACAATGTAGTCATCATCATTAACAGGCGTATCCGCTGTTACCTCATGGCCATTAATGGAGTACACCCATTCACCTGGCGCCTTATGATAATGGCTTACCGGTTTACCTTTCTTAAAAGGCATATATTGAGTTTCATGTTGTTCAGGTTTAAACGGATTCTTGACGATGATTACATTAACCATTCGTATCTCCTTTCCACTTGTATATATGCCTTAATCGAGGCACGTATTTAGCGATATGTTCAATACACACTCCCGATTTTTGCGTTGCATGAATAAAATTTCCGCTCCCTATATAAACCCCTACATGATCGAGTTCCGAGCCGTACAGAGCAAATACGAGGACGTTCATTTCACCAGGTTCGCGAATTTCCTGCCAATCACCCATTTTTACAGCCGTGTAGTTTGGTAATTCGATACCGGATCGTTTATACACTTCGACGACTAAATCCCAGCATTTCATTTCCGAGAATGGGGTGCCTAGTAAATCAGTAAAATCATTTATTAGACGCATACAAACCTCCCTGCGGAATAGTAGGTTCTCCGCCAAAACGGGTGCTATTGCCAAGCTCACGGCATCGTGCTAGCGTCTTATTACATTCGCCAGCATCGCCTTTGTATCCGCATTGAATACCTTTGAATTTAAACGGACAAAAGTCTTTCATTACTCGGATTAGAGGAAATCTGCGATTAAAGCTGAAGTCTGTGCCAAGGGTGAATTCCACCCACTCCGCATTAGCCTGCGCGCCTGTAATCACAAAATGTTCCTCTAGTTCGCACACATCTGGGATTGACGTATTCACAACACGGATGATTACATCTGCACCAGTAAAGCCTTTGTTAGTTTCAGCCATGCGTTGGATGGTGCGAGTCACGTTAGACACGGATAATTTAACATTCGGTAAATCTGTTTGATTCTTATTAACGTCTGCTAAATGGAAAGGAAAGGCTGTATATGTATTCCCCTTAAATTGGATATTTTCCGTATTATTGACGAGTCGAACCGTTTCGTTGTTGTGAGTGATATCTAACAACATGAGCCACACGCCGGTAGCGCTGATTTGGTTTTTCTCAATCATTGATGCGGTTGATAATGGTAACATATCAAACCTCCTGCAATTTAACAGTTCCCGTCCACACTCCGTAGTCGTTTGCAGCAAAATCTAATTGATCAGCAAATCTCACTTGAAGTGTTTCACGAGTTTCGGGATGCATCCAATCGAAAATACCGGAGCAGTTAACCTCGTCGAAGAATGCACGTAACCGATAATACTCAGTAGTTGGCAACTTGTACCCTACAGAATATGTTCGCTTGGTTTTAGTTGTTTTCTTACGAGTGATTAACGTCATATTCTCAACTTGGCCTTTGTAGGTCACGTCCGGTGTAGTTTCCTGGATTGGATATATTGGATATCTAATATCTGGAAATGTAGCCATAATTAAGTTGCGGCCGCCCTTATGGCGTCACGCACACCTCCTTTATTTGTGTTAGCTGCACGGACCATTACATCGATGATGTAATTCTCACCATCGAACCGAGAGTTCTGTTGTTTACTTTCAAGCTCTTGGCCAGATTGATTAACGATGTTAACAACTACATTATTACTTGCAGCTCCTCCACCTACTAAACGGCGGGTTTCACTTGCAGTATAAATGCGGTGTGAGCCAGAGGACTGTAATAATTCTGGCCCGTTTTCACCGACCAGCATAAGCCCTGGATTCGTTTTTCCTCCGGCAGCAAATTTATTTCCAGTAAACGCCGAACTAAATGAACCGCCGCTAGCAAAGGACGATGTCCCTTTTGCAGCACCTAAAGAACCGATTCCGTTAACTGCTCGGCCGAATAGGTCTTGCAGCTTAGGCATGACGTATTGTTGGAACGTTAGTTGGATCATCATCTTAATAATGGCGTTCGTCATATCCTTGAATATGTCCGTAATGCCTTTACTAAATGATTTCGTTCCTGTTGCCATAGCTTCGAGATTGTTTGTCCATGCTGAATTGATAGAGCTCATCGTACTGTCAAAAGTCGATTTAGCTAAATCAGCATAATTGGTAGTCTCTTGCTTATATTGGCGTGCGGCTTCTTGTAGGCTCGTTTTCAGACTGCGACCTGCAAGTTCCCATAGCTTCTGTTGAGACTCTAATAGGTTCTTTTCAATTTGCAGTCTTTGCGTAGCTGTTAACTGGGCCTCATTGACTTCACTACGTGCATAGTCAATATAGGTCTTTAATTCTTCAGCAAGCAACGCATCCGCATCACTACGAGATAACCGACCCAGAGTAACCATATTGGTTAAGTGGTCAACGGTTTCACTCGTTTGAGTGTAAGCAAGCTCCCTAATTTTCTGCTCAGTATCAGACGCCACTTTTAGGCGCTCTGCTTGAGCTTTCTTTTCAGCGAGTTCCTTATCGCCTACCGCTTTTGTGTACTCACGAACGTTATCGTCAATCTGCGCCTTTTGCGCTTCAGCTTCCGCTTTGAGTAACTGTAAGCGGTCGCCTGTGCGTTCGAGATCGAGTTTCTTGATATCCTCGTTCATCTTGCGAACACGGATAGTCTGATTTCGTTGTGCTTCAGCTAATCGCTTTTGATACAGCTCTTCATTCTTAGCTCTTACTTGGGCGGTTAGATTTGACTCAGCAAGCTTCTTGGCATTTGCTGCACTGCCTGCTGTGTCTGCAGAGGAGCCCGAAGTAGCGCCTGCTAATAAGCTAGTGTCTACGTACCCTGTAACAGCGCCAAAGTCACCTTCAACAGACGGCTTAGCAACTACTCCAGTACTAGAATTAGCTCCAGTATATCCGCCGTTTCCGTCACTAATAACGATATGGTTATCCCCTAGTACTACAACTCCGTCTCCGGCTTTAGGCGTATACCCATCTCCTGCGTCATGCCATGCGCCAGCAGCTCTTGCCGCATCCATGATAGATGGTACGTATCGAGGTACGTCCTTTCCAAATGCCTGTAATACAGAGTCGGAGAACAACTTTCCGCAATCTGTTGCCCATGTACCATCTGCACCTAACTCGTATGCCTTCCCTAGTTGCTCATTGGCTGCATCTAATACACTTACGGCTTCGCCAGTAGCGCTTCCACTCAGTCCAGAAACAGAACGGATGATGTCACGGATATTCTTATTGTTAGATTCATACTGGTTTTTAGCTGTTAGCTTATCAATTTCGTATTGACTACCGTCAATTTGTAAGCTTTGCAAAGTAAGTGATCGGTATAAATCCGCCATGCGTTCCACAGCACTCGTCAACTTCTCGGCCGCTTGTTGAGCTTTCTTAGCAGCCTGCTCTTGAGCTTTGGCCGCTTTTGCTGCTTCCTCATTTGCCTTATTAATAGCCTCGGTATTCGTTAATCCGCCATTAGCAATGTCCTCTTTCGCTTTTGCAAGTTCTTCATCGAGTTTCGCTTTTGCAGCATCAGCCTCTTCTTTTTGCTTTAAAGCCGCATCGATTCTAGCGCCTTCTTCTTTTGTAGCTAAGCGGTCATTTTTTACAAGTCCAAGCCACGCACTATCCTCAATCCAATATCGAGTATCATGACTGTCCTTATAGGCCTGATTCATACCGTCAGTGGAATTAGTATTTTTGTGAATACGTTTACCATCAACTTCTACGCCAGTATAAGATGCTTTTGTCTGTTCGTTATAGCGGAAATCGAGTAATGCTTTTCCTGCAAGCCCTATTACTGTAGCTAAAGTTACCCAAGGACCCGCAGCGGCAAGTGTGGCTAGTCGCATAAATCCGAGTGCGCTGGTTAGTGATCTCATGACTATGATTACAGCCCCGGCTTCTGCACCAAATTTGACAATACCTCCGATAGCTTCCTTTTGCTCAGCGGTCATTGTCTCGAATTCTTTTGCTACATCTAATACGCCTTTTGCGTAGTCGTTAAATACAGGAACTAACTCATGACCGATGGATACTGCAAGGCGTTTTCCGGTGTTTTCTAAATCCTTCAATTCACGATTTAGCTTTGCGGATTTAGATGCGGTATCATCGTCGATGATAAGCCCCATTGCTTTGGCACGTTCAGCCACCTTGTCCATCTGTTCGGCGGACATGTTGAGCATGGCGTGCATTTGATAGCCAGTACGACCGAATAACTCCATTTCTACACGAGTCTTTTCGGCCCCGTCTTTCATTCCTCTTAGACGTTCCTGTATCATCTTGAATACTTCAACAGTATTCTTGCCTTGAATGTCTTCAAGCGCATAACCTAATTTACTGAATATATCAGTGCTAAGCTTTCCTTCTGCCCTAGCGACTTCCATTTTCTCTTTGGCCGCTCCGACATTTTTGGAGAACTTAGCAAATGCACCAGCGCTATCTTCCATAGCAATACCCATGTAATTGGCTACTGCTAATAGTTCACTGGTTTCTTTTGCCGTAGCACCGGTAATTCCTGATAACTTCTTAACGGCTACATCCCATTGAATAGCCTCTTTGGCAAGTTTGGCACCGATGCCTACAACACCAACACCAGCACCTATCGCCATGAGGTCATTCTTCATTTTGCCAAGGGCGGATTTGGCGCCTTCAGCACTAGCTGTAATTTTCTTGAGTCCGGCTTCCGTATTCTTATCGGTCAGCTGAACGACAATATCAATTAAATTATTGGCCATCCTTGTGCGCCACCTCCAATTCTTGGGCTTCTAATAATACGAGTAAGTCGATAAGGTGCGGCAGTGGCTCAATGCCGTAAGCCTTCGCCACTTCTAACACCGCAGGCATATCGAATCCAGCAATGCCGCCAGAATGCCAACGTCGCTGCATTCGGCTTGCGTTATATACTCGCATGGCTTGTCTCGTTCCATCTAGTTGCTGCGGGGAATTAAACTCACACTCCGAACAGTCAAAATGCTGTTTAGTCTCACGCTGCATCTTGATACAATCAGAGCAATACTTTGGCTTATCGGAGTTAAGCCAAAGTATTGCATCAATTAGTTTTTTTCGATTTCAGCCTTTTTTTCGTGAGTAAACCGCATTGTATCAAGCGCAATTTCCATAAGATCATTATCTGGTGCTGCATTGATTTCATCTTCAGTTAAGCCGTAGATATGCTGCATAATCCATTGCGCAAGCTCACGAGAACGTAATAGGCGTTCTGTATCCGGTGCTTCTTCCGGAACTGGGGTATACAATGGGTCTAAACCAGATTTAATTAATTCACCACGTTCAGCGAATGTTAAGCCTCTTACTTTGATATCTTCAAATGCCATGTTGGCACCTCCTAGTATTGTTCTTGATTGTTAACTAATGTAATGATGGATGCGGAACGACCAGCATCTGCACGATAGTATGCTTTAAACGGTAATTCAATATTGACGCCACGCGGACCGTCAATACCTGGGGATTGTCGTTCATATACAAGTTCAGGCAACTTGAATGTAAGCGACCAGTCATCTTGTTCGAGTCGCAATTCCAAGCTGGATTCCGTACCGTTAACCGCTTTGTTTAATAGGTCCTTGTTTTGGAAGAATGCTTTAATCGTGCCTGAAATAGCCACAATACCTGGGTCAATGTATGTTCTAAATCCTTTACCACCGATAGCATAAGAATCGCCATCTAAGCCAAAGTCAAAGTTGATGTCGCAACTCAAAATATTGGCCACGGTAACGCCACCTTCTTTAATAGTTGCGTTAAGATTTTGGAATGGTAAGAAATTAACCGCATTAGCTGCAGCATCAAATGTAGTGGCCGCTAATGTTTCCTTACAGCCCATTACATCCACAGATGCAGTCAATTCAGCGTCACCACCGAATTTAAAGCCTAATTTACTAATTCGCACACCTGCAAATTGTTGGAATACGTTAACGTCAGGATACCCCTGTTCAATAGTTAGCGACGGCATTGTGTTGCCGATTTTAAACACGTGCTCGGACTTCTTATTTGGCGCTTGGCCAGTTGTATTAGAAGTCGGTTGCCCGAAGGCAGCTTTTAGCCAATATCCGATGTCAATTACGCCAACAGGTACGGTTAAACTACCGGACGTGTCGATGTTGCCACGGAATGGCGCTGCAGGATTACGATCACCACGAATTACGGTGGAATCGTTTAAATTTTGACTAGCTTTCACGGAGCTAGATATGATTGGCGTGATTACGCCGCCAGTAGATGGCGTTGTACCAAAATCCGCCTCAAACGCAATCGCCACATGGGACTGAGAGCCCTGTGCGCGTTTAGCTGTTGCCATATGCATTTCCTCCTTTAATATTCAATATTCCCGCCGATTACATGCGGGATTTCTATAGTAGCTGTTAAACGTCCAGTAAACACCGGGCGCCAATTCATGCTATCAAGTTCATAGTCAATGTCGATTAATGGGAACGCCGGATTCACCTTACAAATGCATTAAATAATTAACTGC